TTTGGGGGTTAACCCCAATTCACCCATCAATCGAATGCATTGCTCCAAAGCCTTGGCCCTAATATTGACCAATGGATTGATGGCTGCAGTTTTGCCATCGTTGTGCCAAATCATCAGCTGATCGTTTGTGAGCTGCATATTGCAGCTGACGTACATTTCCATGGTGTCGGCCAGCATTCCCAATGTGTGTCGATTCTGTTTATCCCCAATCCCATAAACATCAAACAAAAAATCTGATGCCTCTTTGACAAATTGCTTTTTGTCAAATTTTTCTGGATGGTCGTGCCACTCCGCAAATGGCATTCTGGTTTTCAGCTCGGCTGGAATGGCTGCTGGCTTGCCAGACTTACGCACCATGCGTGTGCCTTCAACTGCGTGTAACTCGGCTGGTTTTTTCATAATAGCTTTTTCCTATCAGTTTGGGAAAACCAATTGATCCCCCCTATTTGCTTTGCAGAAAATTGGGTGCCGCGCTTGCTTGTTTTCGGCCCACCAAAATTTAAGTTTTCAGGATTTCGCCCAACCCATGCGCTGCACCGACCTCATTGGCTGAATCAACTGACGCAATCCCCATGGCCGATTGATAGTCACTCAATTGATAGTCAGTCACTGGCACTGTGTAGTGACGATATATCCCATCACGTTCCAGTTGTGTCTTCATTGCATGGCAACTGCTGCACAAACATTGAAACACGTTTCGATAGAATGCATCTTTACCAATGGCACTCCAACTGAACAAATGATCGACCATTGATGCTGGTGAAATTATGCCTGACCCAAGACACGCCTGGCAAATCGGCTGCGCTGACAATTTTGCACGCCTTAACTTTTTCCATGATGATGAGTCATACATTGAATTGAAAGATTTTCTTTCAATAGTTTTTTTGGCCACATAAGTATCTCGACCGCCATGTTTAATGCAAAATGTTGATAATCTCGATCGATTATCTTTGCATCCCAAGCTGGCACATTTCTGATTATGTGGACTAACTGGCATGATTATTTGCCAGGGTCTTGAATAATATGGATTGGATTATTATCAATCCAAATATCAATATCAATTCCATGTTCATCACAATATGGTTTCTTAGCTGCACCATCAGTTAATATCACATTATCTTTGCCGATTATCTTGCCGATTGATTTATATAATTCATCGATCTCATCTGGATCGGTCGAATGTGAAACGCAAAGCAATTTATCTTTGCGCAAATAAACCAACTGAATAAATACATTCCAAAATTTTGGATCAGCTGAATATGTCTTGTGATAATCCAAAGCAAACGTCAATTTGCCTTGTTTTTTTTCTTTGACCTGTGTTGATTCTTCATCAGCACCAGCTGCATGAGCTGCTTGGCCGACTTGAACTGCTTTTTGCTTGGTATCAAATGGGCCTTTGCTGCCCCAATACCAGCCGTCTGGTTTCTTTGTGATTGGCATGATTATCCTTAATGAGTCCAGCCATATATTAGCATCAGAGCAAACATAACGCCAATTGCAATCATTCCAAGCCACTCAGTCAATTTATATCCAAACATTTTTTCAGCTCCAAAGTTAATTTCAAACACTGTAACATAAATTTGTGAAATTTTGTGAACTGTTGTGAATCAGCACACATAGTCTGTGATCAAATCGATTGCGGTTTCTGGTGACCTGGCCACATAGACCAAATAATTACGCTTTTGCAATAAAAGTCTGATTTTCTTTTGATCATGTGATTCGACACCTTCTTTGGTTTTCAATTCAATGAACAAACCGCTGAAACCATGCCTGGATTCAGCGACAAAAATGTCAGGAATGCCAGCGGTCAAACCTTCCAAAAACAACATCAATCGATTTTTGGCCGATGTTGCTGATCCATTTGGAATGGCAAAAATCAACACATCTGGGAAAAATGTCCGAATATGTTGGATCACTTTGACTTGGATTTTGTGTTCTTTCATTCCCAAAATCTTTGGTTTTTGGGTGTTTTTTTCTTGAATAGTGTGCATCTGTTTTTTATCCCAAGTATATATGTCTGACCAGCTTCACATTTTAAATACCAATTCTTTGACACAAAATGCTCGCATTCATCACAAAAAATGCGGTCATCAAAGTCATCTTTTTCGCCATTCCCTAATTCATCTTTATTCATAATTCTAAACCTTTTGTACTATTGGTTCCCATTGGTTCCCATTGGTTCCCGATTCCTCGGAACCGATACCAATAGTACCACTTAGGTACTATTGGTTCCCCATATTTTTCCTTAGGGGAACCAATGGTTTGGGAACCAATTGAATTTAATCATTTTGTATTACCATCAAAATCCATTGGTTCCCGACAAATTGGGAACCAATGAAGTCCGTTTTGCACCCACTTTTAATTCAGCTGGCAGATCAACTTCCATGATTGAACCATCATCAATCAGTGCATCGATGATGGCTCCAATTTCCTCGGTTCGGCCAGACACCAAATTCCTGACCGATCGTTTGGTCGGATATTTGCCAGCTGCAATCTCTGAATTCAAAATGTCGATGATTTCGGTTTTTCTGGATTGTTTGGCTGATTCCATCTTTTCTTCTTTGGCCAATTCTTTGGCTTCCATCCGCTTGGACTCCATGGACTTGGATGGAATGGCCCAGCGCACTGACAACTCAACTGGCCCACGCAATGGATCGGTCACAAACTCTGTGTAAATGTTGGTTTCAAACGCAACTTCATCAAAATCAGCCTGGTATCGATGTTTCCCAAGTTTTAAGAATCTTTCATCGAGTCCATCCTCTTGGAACAAATAAGCCACACAATTGGCATCGCCTTCCCATGCTCCAGCCCCCCTGGCACTGAAATCCCTGACATCAGCACGCTTTAAAGCCTTTGGTGTATGGGTAACCACCCAAACTGGAAATCCTCGCCCTATAAGCCCTTCTTTGATGGCACTGATGTATTTGGCAATCTCAGCATTGTCGTTCTCTGATTCCACGTTAAATGACGCTGATGCCGTGTCAATGACGATCAATGGCTTAATTTGGGCATCGTGTCCTGAATAGTCTTTGAACACTGTTTCATGCTTGGCAGCCAAAATGGCCAATTTGGCAATATCTGACGCACTGGATCGCTTGGTGGCCACAACTTTGAACCAATCTGCAATTTCTGGCCATCCAAACTCAGAATCGCCATGGCTGCGCCTGATTCGCTTTTGTAGGGCATATTGAATGCGCTGGACCTGTCCAGTGTCCTCGCTTAAATAAATCACTTTGCGTCTGATTAGCACGCCTACATTTGAAAAATGACTGCTGAATCCAGCCACTTGCATGGCCAGTGGGACAATCGCTGATGTTTTGCCCACGCCTGGTGCGCCAGCAATCAACGTCAATCCATCTGCCAAAAACCCATCAATCACCCAATTTGGACTGGTCAATACAGTCATTGGGTCGATTATTCGGCTTTCCCAAATATCCTTGATAATAATCTCACCAGTTTCAGAATCAATAATCCTGTCAAAATCTCCACTGCTTGGATTATTAACAAAATCATCTTCAGGATTATTGAAAGCACTAATTTCGCCTTGAAAACCATGATTTTTTGCCAGTTTTAATAATTGTCTAATGCCAATTCCATCATCTTTTTTAAATGATTCCCACTTGGTTGACATAATAAATGGGTCATATTTATCTGATTTTCTGGACCATTGATCCCACAACTCAAATCCCAATTCAGCCAGCTCTTTTTTCAATATCATGCCAACTGAAATCCAATCGGTATAATCATCGGCATCGATGAATGATAATAATAATTTGACATCATCAGATTTGGAATTGGATGGCATTTGATCCATGATGTTGACCTCGAGCAATTGGCCACAATAATCCCAATCTGTCAAAAGAATGTTTTTCTTTTGGCCAGTAAATCCTGAAAAGAATTCAATTTGCCTGTTTTCAGACAATGTAATGCATTTAGGGATTTTGTTCCTTTGCATCAAAACCCAATAATGCGCACCATGGCCAGATAGTGATGTCTCATATGCTGCCCCAAGTTTATTAAGGTAAGTCATCAGCATCAGCTGCTCTGTATGTGGCTGATAGTCTTTGGCATTCTTCCAATCGAGATCGATGCAGACCAAAAATAAGTCTGGCTGCACTTCAAATGGTTTTAATAGAGACAATCCCACATAAGGATGGCTCAGAGCCTTGGCCTGGTCATATGTGCCCAATTTGCCTGATGTAGCAGCCTCAGCAATGCCCATCACACCATCGATTCCAACTGGCCGTTTCTGATCTGTAAAACCGCAAAAAATGGGTTTATCACCAAATTGCATCCAAAATGGATGTTCAGTGTCGTTTTGTTTTATAATGGTTTCGGCCATTTCTTTCCTTTGAGGGTTTGTAAGGGTTAAGGGCAGCTTTCAC